TGGGCAAAGTATTTCATCTGGTGTTAATTCGGTTACTGTGCAAACCGCCCGTAAAACCTCCTTCCAATGGTTGGGTGCATCGTTAAAATCAACCCGTGGGTTTATTATTTCACGCTTTAACAATTGGATTTTGGTTAGGGCTTCGCCTTGTATCTGCACTAACAATAATCTTAGGCGTTTAATTTCTTATCGTTGGTTGTGTAATTGCTGGTAATGGCTTGTCATAATTCTTCCTCAAATTCCAACATGGTTATTTCATCACAATAAATTGGGCCGTGTTTACCAACATCAAAACTCCATGTGTTAAATTCTAATAATTCCGTAGCCATATCCACATCCATTTGGCGGGATACAATTTCAATCATTTTTTGTTTGGAATAAATAATTCGTTGGGCAATTGGGTCAATCCCAATCATTGCTTCATCAAATCCATCCGCTTTTAAGTAATTCGTCATGAAGCGAAGATACAAATAAACATGATATAAACAAAATTATCTAATATCGTAATTGCCGTAATTGGACTTGATACCTAATGCCATCATTTCATGATATCGCCAACTGTCAATGGCGTGGTCTGTGCCAATGGGGTTGTTCATGCTTCGCCCCTGGGCGTCACTATCCCAACAATAATTCCGCAACTCCTTGATTAAATTGGTCGATGTGGATGTGATAAGGTACGATTGTGATTGCATTATCTGTATTCCGTAATTGATGGAATCCTTGCCCTTGGTCACTCCCTTGATTCTTATCCCGTATCTTTTTATTTCATCGATTGATTTTGGTTCGGCACTATCCGCATAAACTGGCACATGATTGGGTAATGCCTTTGCAATGTCTGAATTAAGCATTCCCGTGCGATATGCCACCTCGTCAACAATTCGTTGACCATTGTACTCATATACGGCTACGATTGCCGTGGGGTCGTTTGTATAACCAAAATCCACACCAATGCCAAGCAACCTCGCATCCTCGGGGATGGTGTCGATGGTTTGCCAATTGGAAAAGATAACCCCTTGTAAGTTTCCAATCTCACCAAGTCCATATACCTTCCACCAATTCGCCCAATAATTTGATGTGGTTGCCCTATCCCGTGCCTTTTCAATTTCCGCCACGATGGACTTATCCAACGCTTCGTTATCCTTGTAGGTAAGCACAATCATTTCCGCATCTGGGTCGTTGACCAATTCACTATCCACCCAAAATTCGGCAACGGGGTTATAATCCAAATAAATGAATTTACGCGTACGAATCGCCATTTGGTAGTATGATTCCCAATCTATGTTGTTGCACTCGTTTACGAATAAAACATCACGCCTTGCACCCCTTAATTTTTGTGGTTGGTCTGCACTAAAAAATTCGATGTAACTTTCATTGCTGAATGTGTAGGTCAATGATGATTTGTTCCACTTGTTCGGATCAAACATGCCCACCATGTCCATAATTTTAAGAAAGTCACGGATTGCACCCCGTCTAAGGTGCGGGATGGTTTCCGATACCACACTAATTTCACACTTTGCGTTCTGCACCGCGTAGGTGATAAGCATCGGGATGATACTAAATGTTTTTGATGAGGATGTGCCACCCCTAACTATCCGCACCCGCTTCCGCAGGTTGGCAATTTTTTTTTGAGCGGATGTGGTTTGCAACATTACTTCACATCCAAATCAATGCCGTTGAAAATTGGTTTCTCGGTTGTAACATCAATTTGTTGTGTCGGCATTCCAAATCCCGAATCCATCAATTGTTTGTACGCACCCACATCACCTTTCCTTGCCTTGTGTATCATTGCAAGTGTGATTAAATCTTCCTGGCTTAGTTTTTCCAATTCCCCCGTGATGGGGTTCTTTGTGTCTTGCATTACCTCCAACCACTTCCGTGCGATGGTGCTTCGGTTCTTTGTTCCCTTGGGTTTCCCGTTGGGATTCCTTACCTCACCTGGTTGGGCGGGTTTCAAATAATCTTTATTTGCCATAATTACTTATCATTTGCTTATCAATCGTTTGGTAAAATTGGGATAGGCATCCACCAAATTGGTTGATGTATTGGGCTATCATCGTGGGCCAAATACCATTGGTCTTCCATTATGTATCCAATCTGTTTGGTGTCAATTAATACCCACTCATTATCAATGGGAATTGTTCGGTTGGTTTCTCTCCATGCTTTCATAATTTTGTTTATCTTTGTTGTAAATATAAGCGAGGTTAGTGTAGTGGTAACACATCAAGCATCCAGTTTGAAATCGGCGTTCGATTCGACCACCTTGCTCAAAGTTCGTTCTTTTAATGTGATTTTTTCACCCTTATACATACCCGCGCCCATTTCGTCTATTTTGCTAAATGGTAAAACGGGTACTGTGATTTGACAAGTTTTGTCAATTAGGTAAATATATTTTAGTTGGAATCCCGCTAATGGTTTTGCCTTTCCCGTTTCCAATAAATGTCTGCTATAATACTTCCCGTTAATTTTGGGATAATTGGCATTGTCCAATGTTTTTTTGGCAATAATTTTTCCATCCCATTCTAAAATTTGTTTGTTCACCTTGCATCCAATTAAGAGGAATCCACTTGCCCGATAAATACATCCATCACCGCATTGGCTACCATCAGCAAAACTCACAATCCATTTGATATGTGGTGCATTCTTTTTGATTAATTTTATACTAATTGCAATACACCGCGATTCGGAATACTTAGGTAAATAATCATCAAACGCCATTCGGTTTAATTCAATAAATTCATTCCACCCCGTATTTTTTACAGTTTGTGAAACCTTGTTTTTGTCCATTGAATTTCCGTAACTCATAACCCCGTGCAAATCACCATCCAAAAAACACCCAAAATGCAATGTGCTATTTGGAACAACCTTGCCACTATAATGGTTTTTCTTTACAAACGCATTGGCAATTGATGAAGGTATAACCTTTACAATTATTTCTTTTGCTCTGCCCATTGCATAATGATTAAATAAAGTGCGTTGCCGTTTGAATTTTCATTGCCCAATGTTTCCATATATTTGTATTCATCAGTTAATTTAATATCCGCAATGGCGTTTTTGATTTGTGTGGCTTGTTCATCTGCAAGTGTGAACGCCATTTGTTGGAACGGGCTTTTGTCACCATCTGCCAAACTAAAATCCTCACCAAATTGTTCTGGGTCCAACATTTTTGGAACATCCAATGCCCAATCAACTAATTCCTTATATTCCCAATCGTTTGCCAACGCATCCCAATCCCACTCACCAAATCCGACATTGTCCTTTATCAAAAATTCCCGTTGTTGTTGCTCGGTTAGGTTTTCCGCCTTAATGATTGGAACTTCCTTTAATCCTATCTCTTGGATGGCTTTTAATCTCATGTTGCCCCCCAATATCATCATTTCGTTGTTGACCACAATTGGGCGGATCTCCAACATTTCGGGGAAGTCCTTAATTGATTGCACCAACTTCTTAAATTTATCGTCCTTAATGATACGGGGGTTTTCCGTGTTTGGGATGATGTCTTTTGTTTTAACCCATTCGATATTCATTTGTTTAGTTTTATTTGGTGTGTGATAATTAAAAAGTCCATGTGTTGTTTCTTGTCACCCATTTCAATGTGGTGCTTTCTGCAAAGTGCCATTAAATTTTCGATGGTGTCCTTTGTTTTTGTGCCTCCCATTCCCCGTGGATGGATGTGGTGAATATCAATTGCCTGGGATCCGCACACCTCACACGGGATAAAATCCGTGGTGTCATAACCAAAGTATGTTAAATAAATCTTTGTGTGTGGTTTCATCTTTGATGGCTTTCAAATATAGTTCATTACAAACGCGTGGGTTCATTCCCATGGCCTTGCCTACCTTTTCCCATGTCATGCCCATATCCTCGCGTAGAATCATGATTGCGTACTTCTTAGCAAGCACTTCACTGCGTTTAACCACGGCCCCCATTTTGCTCGGTCTTGAAATTTCTGTCTGCATTTTATACACATATAAATTTGGTTGGGTTCAATATTTGGCCCCAACTCGTTGATAAGTTCTTTTGTGGATTCCTCATAATGGTCACAACAATCACAAAGGTTTCTCGTAAGTTTCATACACCTGGGTTAACTCGTTAATCATGTTTTGCCATGCCTTTGGGTTGCACGAACATGGTTTGTAAATTCTCTTTGAACGGAATATGCGTGACCATATTTCCGCTATCTTGGTTGCCTCCATTGGGGCCAATGTGGTGTCGTTGACTGTCTTAAAATGTGTCCACCAATGATATTCATCCTCCGTCATGCACAATGGTTGACGGGTTGGAAACATCTTGTTTAATTTGTGTTTACGGGCATCGCATCCGCAATCTTCGCCCATCAAAAATTTGGTGGCAAGTTCAATCCCCGTTGCTTGTGTCACCTTCTGAATCATATCCCCCACCCCGATGGATGGTCGTGATTCGG